ACGATATGCAGCCTGAGTTCTTGCTGATGCTTGACGCGCTTAGAGATGAGTGCGGCTTCAGCTTCACGATCACAAGCGGCTATAGGTCGCCAACAAAGCACCCAATCGAAACGGCAAAGGCAAAGCCAGGAACTCACGCGCAAGGAATCGCGGCAGATATCGCAACGACAGACGCACACGAAAGGTTTGTCATTGTCAGTAATGCCATAAAATTAGGCTTCCAAGGTGTCGGAATTGCTCGCTCATTTATTCACGTCGATAGCCGAACAACTAAGCCTCGGGTTTGGTCTTACTCGTAATAATGTCGCAACTATAAAAAGGTCCGAACATGGCGAAAGATCCAAGGCTTGAACGCTACAACCTTGAAGGCTTCAATAAGCCAAAGCGAACCCCAAAGCATCCGAGTAAGTCTCATGTCGTACTGGCTAAGGATGGAAGCACCGTTAAGCTGATCCGATTCGGTCAACAGGGAGTCAGTGGAAGCCCAGCCAGGAAAGGCGAAAGCAAAGCAGATGCGGCAAGGCGGGCATCGTTCAAGGCTCGACATGCCAAAGGAATAGCCAAAGGCAAGCTCTCAGGGTCGTACTGGTCAAACAGGGTCAAATGGTAATGGCAGCGAAGAAGAAAAGCACAGTCAACAAAGCGGGCAACTACACGAAGCCAACGATGCGTAAGAACCTGTTCAACAAGATCAAAGCAGGCGGTAAAGGTGGCAAGCCTGGCCAATGGTCAGCTCGTAAGGCCCAAATGCTGGCGAAAGAATACAAGGCCAAAGGTGGAGGTTATCGGGACTGATGGCAATGAAAGACTCACAGAAAAGCCTCAAGAAGTGGACAAAGCAAAAGTGGCGCACCAAGAGCGGCAAACCGTCCACACAAGGCAAGAACGCAACGGGTGAAAGGTATCTACCCGAGAAAGCAATAAAGGCCATGAGCGCCCAGGAATATGCAGCAACGACCCGCAAGAAGCGCGAGGACACAAAGAAGGGCAAACAATCCAGCAAGCAGCCGAAGAAGGCCGCAAGCAAAACCAAGCGTTACCGATAAGGAGGTGATCCGATGCCATATAAAGACCTAAAGAAGCAAGGGGCCAAGGTTAAGAAAACCAGCAGCAAGCCCAAAAAGATGATCAAGAAGCCGAAAAAATAAGATGTGGCCGAAGCGAAAGGTTAAGCGAAAACCCAAGCCTAGGCCGAGGTGATGACATGGCAGGACGACCACGAACAGAGATAGATCTTGATCAACTCCGAAAACTGATGGCCCTCAATTGCACGATGGCCGAGGTTGCGGCGTTCTTTGGTTGCAACAAGCGAACGATTGAGCGAAGGGCGGCAGAGGATGACGAGTTCGCGGAGATCATCGAAAGCGGTCGAGCCGATGGAATGCTGTCAGTCAGACGGCAGCAATTCCAGATCATGGAAGGCGGGAATGCAACGATGGCTATATGGCTCGGAAAGCAGTTGCTAGGCCAGCGCGACCAGATCGACACCATCCAAGAACATAAGCCCATCTCAATCGAGATCGTCAACCCTTATGCCTTCGACGATTAGCCCAACCAAGCCACAATTTGACTACATCACAAGCGGCGCTCAATTCCCCGCAATGGTGGCGGGATTTGGTGCCGGTAAGACAGAGGCGGCGATACATCGATCCATCATTGGCAAACTCAAGAACCCAACAACAAACCGAGGCTTTTACGCTCCGACCTACGACCTCATCCGAATGATTGCCTTTCCACGATTCGAGGAAATCTTGACCGAACTAGACATACCTTACCGACTCTATAAGTCACCGTTGAACTATCTCGAAGTTAATGGGATGGGCGCGGTATTCTTTCGGTCTATGGATGCACCGCACCGGATCGTAGGTTATGAACATGCAGACGCGGATGTTGATGAGCTGGACACCATGAAGCCAGAAGAAGCGGCCCATGCTTGGCGACAGATCGTCGCACGTAATCGGCAGAAGAAGAAAGACGGGGAGCCCAATACCGTTGGGGTGACGACAACGCCCGAGGGGTTCCGGTTTGTGTATCAGACTTGGAAGAAAGACCCGAAGCCAGGCTACGAGATCATCCAAGCACCGACAGACAGCAATCCTCACGTCCCCGAGGGTTATGTGGACAGCCTCAAGGCGATCTACCCAGAGCACTTATTGAGCGCCTACCTAGAGGGTCAGTTTGTCAACCTCACGAGCGGGACGGTATACGCGAGCTATGATCGCCACGGATGCGGCTCAAATGAGACAATCAGGGACGGCGAACCCTTGTATATTGGTTGTGACTTTAACGTAACCAAACAGGCCGCCACGGTTTACGTTCAACGCCAAGGCGGGCGCGAATGGCACGCGGTTGATGAGCTGGTCAACATGTACGACACGCCCGAAATGGTGCGAATCATCAACGACCGATATCCTCACAATCCGATCTACATCTACCCCGACGCATCGGGTGGGAGCAGAAAGACGGTCAACGCTTCACTGTCTGACATCGCATTACTAGAGCAAGCGGGTTATACGGTGAGGGCGAAGAAAACAAATCCAGCGGTAAAGGATAGGGTCGCGTCTATGAATAGGGCGCTCGATCAGGGAAGGGTTAAGGTCAACGCTGAGGCATGCAAAGTTACTGCCGAATCGTTAGAACAGCAAGTGTACAAGAACGGCGAACCGGACAAGTCCAGCGGGGTAGATCATCAGAACGATGCGACCACCTACCCAATCGCCTACGAGATGCCAATCATGAAACCCGTCGCAAATGTTCGCTTTGCGTTTGCCACCTAAAACCAGAGGCCAAAATGACAGTCGAAACCAGAAACCCCACCTATGAAATGTATCTTCCCGTCTGGGAGAAAACCCGAGACGCTGTAAAGGGATCGGTCGCGGTCAAGGAAAAGCGGCACATTTACCTTCCCGTTCCCGATGCCGAATCAAACGACGAGAGGGTCGGCACTGAGTCGATGAGATACCGGCAATACCTCAAGCGGGCATTGTTCACCAACTTTACCGGACGGACTAAAAATGCCCTCGTCGGTGCTGCTTTCCGGAAGATGCCGATGCTCGAACTGCCGACTGGACTTGAATACCTAGTCGAAGATGCGACGGGTGACGGCTTGGGATTAGTACAGATGGCTAAGGATGAGCTATCCAACCTACTAGAGACGGGCCGGTCTTTCTTGCTGGTTGACTACCCCCAAGCAGAGGACGGGTTAAGCGCCGAAGATGTGGCGGTCTTGGATCTGAGAGCCTCGATCATCCCTTATACTGCCGAACAGGTCATTAACTGGCGAACTGAGGCGGTTCGAGGTCGTAAGCTCTTGACCCTTTGCGTCATTGCAGAGGAATATAAGTACGGCGGCGACGAGTTCTCGCATGACACTGATACCCAATATCGGGTGCTAAGGTTGCGCGAGGACGGCTATACACAGCAACTCTACAGGGACGGCGTACCATATACCGACGAGTTCTATCCAAAAAGAGCAGACGGCAGCACTTGGGACGTGATTCCAGGCATCTTTGTAGGCTCCAAGAACAACGACGCGACAATCGACGATGCCCCATTGTCAGATATTGCGGACGTGAATATCGCACACTACCGCAACTCGGCAGACTATGAGGAATCTTGCTTTTTAACTGGTCAACCGACGCTATTTATCACCCACAGCCTCAGCATGGAGCAGTGGTTCGAGTACAACCCCGAAGGCATCAAGCTAGGATCAAGGGCAGGGCATGTCTTGGGCGAGTCAGGCGGGGCAACATTGGTGCAAGCTGACCCCAACAACCTCGTATTAGAGGCCATGAAAGCCAAAGAGAACGCCATGATAGCTATCGGTGCGCGTATTGTGACCGACAGAGGCGGGAATGAGACTGCAGAGGGCGCTAGAATCCGGTTCGCTAGTGAAAACTCAGTGTTAGGGGATATTGTCCACAATCTCAGCCAAGCTATTGAGCAATGCCTAGTTTGGGCCGGTGAGTTCATGGGTGTAGGTGATCTATCCGAGTTTGAGATCAACCGCGAGTTCTACGACAAGACGGTCGATCCTCAATTATTGATGTCGATGGTCACACTGCTTGACCGACAGATCATCAGTGATCAGGACATATTCTCAAGGCTGAAGGCGGGCGGCATCATCGAAGCTGATAGAAAACTCGAAGATGTCAAAGAAGAATTGGGCGAACTGGCTCCACTCGGCTAATCGATGTCAACTAACGACAAAATCGAAGACGCTATCACAAGGCATCAGGTCTTTGTGATGCG